TCGATCCAGATAGTATCTTGATCTACTGCGCGACAATTTTCGCCAGCGGCTTCGATGTATTTGGATTCGAGCTCAGCCATATAAACAAGCTTGGAATTGATTCCAGCGGCTTCTATGGTTTCGTGAATGGCTTCTGTGGAAACTCCACCACCAGTGAATAGCGAGCCACTAGTAATTGATTTGCTAGCTATTGCATCAATTAGCGACTTCTCTCGATCTCGCTGAGCTTCGCTTTCGTGATGCTCGGTTATCGTTATTAGACCGGGCTCAATGATCACCTTCAGCCGCGTACCAATTGGGAACACTTGCTCGACTTGGCTGTTATGGATTTCAATGATTGAGCGCTTGCGCTTTGAGTTGCCTGATACCTTGCGATTGGCGTTAGCAGCGTTGAGCGTACAAGTAATTGAGGCGCTGTTGATATCTAGCCGATATGGCGAGCCCTCGGTAAAGCCAGCGAGCGCCATTGGACCGCTTGGCAATGATTCGAGCCATATCTTGCCACCGCGTCGGCCCGGTTTTGATTCAGTGAATTTGATTTGATTCATGCTATCCCCTTATGTATTAGTGCATATAGTTGTATTAACAAGTGCATTATCGTCTAGCTGCATTTATAAGTAAACAGCTGTTTCACTAATAAATCAGCCGCTGGCGCTCGCACGCCAACCAGCAAATCGGGCTGGCATGCTGCGGTCGATTGCTATTACTGGTCGAGCTCGAAAATCCCCGGCATGCTGGCGATTGGTCCAGAGTTGAGGCCGTATGTCATTGATTTATCAACAAATAGCAATTGTTTTCTTGTCAATTGGTCCCTAAAAGCTGCAGCAATTGCCTCTATTTCTGGACCACACACCCCTTTATATACGGGGGCGGGGCGGGACAGTGCTGTGGGCTATCGGGCGATTTTTTTAAAATATTTTCTGAACAAAATATAAGTTAACTTATAAAATTAATGCATACTCATTAGGCACCGCATATGAATGGCACTGTTCTTCTCGTTCACGGTTTCAACGTGCGCGACAATGGGCAGTCCACAGTTGCGCGCCTCTCTCCTTACTTTCTGACGAGAGGTTGGGACACGATTGTGTTTCGCTGTGGGTGGATGCGGCTTATCGCGGTCTACACGCAAAACAAGAGTCATGCAAAGCGCCTTGCTAAGGCAGCATTTAATGCCAAGCTACAGAGCAATAGCCCAGTGGTCGCACTAGGCCACTCTAATGGATGCGCTGTGCTTCATCTGGCAACTACTGTTTATGGCGCTCCGATTGATCGGCTGGCCTATATCAACCCTGCGCTCGAAAAAGAGTTAGTACCAGGCGATGCAGTTAAGCGCTGTGATGTCTGGTTCTCGCCCAGTGATAAGCCTGTTAGATGGGCAAAATATTTGCCGAAGCATATTTGGGGCGAGATGGGAAGAACAGGCTATATCGGGGATGACCCCCGGATGATAAACCACAATAAGGAAGACGGAATGCTGGTCAGCTCGGATGAGCACAGTGATTTTGCGTCGGCAGAGAAACTTGCCTTCTTCGGTCCTTTAATTACATCAACCTTAACGGAATGGACATGACAAACTTCAAGAAACTTCTATGCTTGATTCTGTTAGCTATGGCCGCTGTGTCATGCACCCAATTGAACAGCCTTGCTGTCGAGGAGGGTGACAATGCGATGGCCTGTGTAAAAGGCAACAGCTCTGCCACTGGGGGGATATTTGGTGGGGCTGTCTCTGGAATTACCGTGGAACTTCCCTCCAATGTGGATACCACCGATTGGACCGCAGAAGATTGGAAATCGCTAACCGAGGTCTGTGATTAGCCTCATGAATTATGGGGCAGCATATGACAACCTGTGTTTGGGATGGTGAGTTTCTCTGTGCAGATACAAGGTCGATGACAGGCAGTGTGATTGACCAAGGCCCATGCCAAAAGATCTTTCAGAAGAAGGGCGTTTATTGCGCTATCTCTGGTGACCTCGCTGAAGCAGTCATTGTGGTTAAACGCTTGCTTAACCCACAAAGGCCATCATCTGATGATGTGCATTTAGTGGACGAGGGTGATTGGCAAATTATTCTTGTGAGTGAAACTCGTGCTGAGTATTACGGCGGCTGTATGCTCCCCGCTCCGGTAGCACCCCCTTTCGCAATCGGCACAGGTGGTAGTTATGCCTTAGCTGCCATGTTAGCTGGAAAAACTGGACCCCAAGCGATTCGCCTGGCATGCAAGATGGATGCTTACAGTGGTGTTGAATTTGGCGTTCGCAAATACCGTGTACGAAAAGAAAAGGACTCTAAACATGGACTCCACAAAGAAGAAAATCTATGACACTCCAATACTGGACTCTCTGATCCCCAAGAAAAGAAAGCTAGTCAAAGCCTATGCGGAGTGTCTCGATAAGACACTTGCTGCTGAGACTGCTGGGTACGTTGACAATAACAACCAGCTTCACGAGACAGTGAACAAGCTCTTTAATGATCCAAAGATCATTAGCGCAATTGAAGAATACCTGCAGACCAAACTAGATCAACTTGATCAGGGTAGGGCAGCTATCTGCCAACGCCTATTGAATCAATCTCTGGCTAGTCTTGATGATGTAGCTACGAGGGTGCCTTATGTGAATGGCAATGGCACTAAAGTGGAAGGTAAGTACACAGTGGTGCCTAAACAGCCAAAAGAAATAGAGCCACGTTTCCGTTGTGCTACCAGCTTCATTATGCGAAATCACGATGGTACATACTGCTGGGACAACATGGCGCAGCATCGAGCTGTCCAGATGCTATCTAAGCTGATGATGTGGGACCAATCTATTTTGGATACACAGCCACCACTTATTTTCAACTTTGGTTCTGTTCAAGACGAAGAATATCAAGTTCCTACCGATGGAACGGATCTAGCCATTGTTGAAGATGAAAAAGACGAGGTAGATGATTTAGTTCACTAGGAATTTCGCCATGCTCGATGCACTAACGGTGAAATACCAGCCTTCACCAACTGGGTTGCTGTTTCACAATAGTAATGCCGACATCAGAATTGTTCTCGGCAATGTAGGGTCCGGCAAGTCAACAATGATGATAATTGAGTTGTTGAAAATGGCTATGCTGCAAAGGCCGGATAAAAACAATTTAAGAAGCAGCAAGTATGTCATTGTGAGGGAAACTTACCCCCAGCTTCTGGAAACGACTTTTGCCAGCTTTAAGCTATGGCTCAAGCCAAATCAGACAACCAGGCGCTACACAATGTCAGCCCCCATGAAGATCCGGTGGACCGACAAGCTGGCTGATGGCACGAAGATGGGCGCAGAGTTCATCTTTATGGCAGTCGCAAAGCCAGAAGACTATGAGAACTTAAAGTCACTCGAATTGACCGGAGCATTCATAAATGAGTGCGGTGCAATGGACAGTGAAATTGTCAGCGCGGTGTATTCGAGGCTAGGGCGTTACCCTGCACCAGTAGATGCCATTGATGAGGACAATCCGATTACTCGTGTTTCTCTTATTATGGACACGAATCCACCGGAAGATGATTCATGGGTGGCACAAATTGAAAACACAACGCCGAAAGGGTGGGCTTTCTTTAGGCAACCACCAGCGATAATCAAAGACAGAGGCTCTGATATTGGCTATTCGCTAAACCCTAAAGGAGAAAACTTCAAGTACATTGGTGTAGGTGCTAAACGCTACTACCTCGATAGAATCCCAACGCTAACCCCAGAGCAAGTCAAAGTGCTGTTCGAGGGTCAGTATGGTGTGACCTCAAGTGGTAAGGCTGTCTATAAGCGCCAATGGGACCATGACTATCACATCTCCAAAGCTGGACTTAACTTAGTGGATGATCAGCCAGTAATCCTTGGATGGGATTGGGGGGCTGGCGGTGAATCCTGTGTTGTTGGACAAGTAATGCCTAGTGGTCAGCTGCGAGTCGTTGAAGAATTCTTCGGTGACAACATTGGGCTTCGAGATTTTGCTTCAGATTTCGTGAAACCATGGTTAAAAGATAATTGCAAAGGTGATGCTTGGAAGATCTTTTCCATAGGTGACCCAGCCGGACTATCAAGTCATGGATTAGCTGAAAAGAATCGAAATTACTTCCATGTATTAAACGATGAAAGGGTAGGTGTCTTCAAAGATTGGTTTAAAACTGCTCCAGCGCCAAGTAATCACATCGAGATGCGCTTAAATGCAGTTAGACACTTTCTGACTACCAAAACAAACACTGGTCTCCCTCTATTTCAAATCGATAAGAACAACAAGATGCTCATCAAGGGTTTTAATCAATCTTACGAATATGAGCGAAAGCAAGTGTCTGGTCGAGCCACCTACAAAGACTTTCCCTGTAAGAGCCGAGAAAGTCATCCACATGATGCTTTGCAGTATCTCTGTATTTTCGCTCACCCTGATTATGAGCAATTGAAAAAGCATACCGAGTTTGTAACCCAAACAAATGTAAGAACACTGAGTCGGGACATAACGAATTATGGCTAAAATTACAGCAATCGATGCAGAATATGATGAAGTATGGTCATCTGAGGATGAACCTAAACGCATCAGCAACGAAGAGCGTGAGCAGAAAGAAGCTCGCAATCAGTTAGCCAGAAATGCCATGGAGTTGGTCAACGAATCCATTCGAGATAGGAACACGAGCACGTTCAGTGACGAAATAAAGAGAGCGTCTAAGCTCTATAACGCTTGTAGCATCGACAACTCGGATGACCTTCTGCACGATTGGGAGGGTTCGCGTAAGGCCGTTAAAGATGGCAGTAAAGTGGTCCAAAACATTGTTAGGCAATTGACTGATGATGGTGCCTCTCAGTTAGGCGATATGCTCTATCCCACGGACCAAGATAACTATGGGATTATTCCCGTTTACCCCGCCAGGCCACCTCTGAGATTGAAAAACGAAGGGGCGATGACCAAGGATGGAGAGCCTTTAGTAGACGAGGCCGGGAACCCAATCACACATCAGCTTGCTTGGGAAGCTCGAAAAGCTGATTTGGACCTTAAATGTACTCGCATGCGAGAAATTGTGTCAGCAAACCTTGAAAGAGTGCGTTTTGGGCGCTTAGGAAGGCGTTTAATCTCTGATGCGGCACGAACTGGCACTGCAATTCTTAAAGGTCCGTATGTTAACCATTCTGGGCCTCGCCATTGGGCCGACAAAGGCGGGAATTGGACACTGACGAATAAAGAAGGTCGAAAAGCTGACTTTTCAGTCGTTAATGTGCTCGATTTCTTGCCTGACATGTCTGCTGAAACAAAAGAAGACATGGCTTATGCGTCCGTAAGGCTATGGAATCTTCCCCGCCAACTTAGAAAACTAAAGAAGAGCGGAAAATATTATGAAGATGAAATTGATGCCTTATTATCGGCTGCTCCGCGCAAGATTGGTGAAGGTGCGACAGAGGGAGCTACTGAAAGGCTATCCCTTAAAGATACAGCTCTCGTGGAGAAGCTATATGATTCGCGCTACGAGGTATTCGAGACTCACGCTGAGTTCCCGGCGGGTTTACTTCGCCAAGCTGGCGTTAAAGGAATTAAAGAAAGTATTAAGGACCACGAAGCGATCTTAGCTTGCGTGATTCATTGTGAGTCACGTTGTTTGAAAGCCTATTTGAATCCGCTTGATAGCGGTGAGATGCCTTTCAGCATTTGGAACTGGTCCAAAGATCCAACTTGCGTGCTCGGTAAAGGTATACCGATACTCGCTGAAAACTGTCAGCTAATTTACAACGCTGTGTGGCGAATGATACTAGACCATGGTGGTCTTTCTGCTGTGCCAATGGTTTCCATGATGAAAGACAAGGTGTCTCCAGCAGCGGGTGACAAAAATGATTACTCATTGCAAGCCGGAAAGGTCTGGCATGTAAACAGTGACATGTTCAATTTGCCTGATGGTGCCAAAGGTAGAGCATTTGAACTTCATGAGATACCAGTGGCTTTGAATCAATTCTTTTCGATAATGGAAAAAGCTGAAGAGGATGCTTACAAGCTAACGGGTGTAACTCGTGTTGAAAAGAATGCAATTGGTGTTGATAACGCTCCAGTAACATTAGGGGCAACACAAATTTATCAAAACAATGCTTCGGTATCTCGTAGAAGGCAAGTTAGAGATTTTGATGATGAAATCACTAAAGATACTTTGACTCGTCTATATGATTGGCTAATGCAATACGAAGATGATGATGACTATAAAGGTCCAATGGAAATTGAACCTCGCGGCAGCTCTGTATTGATGCAGCGAGAAGTCAACACACAGAATCTCTTTCAGCTCTATCAATTAACTGGTGGCGGCAACACTGCCGGGGCAAAAGCTCCCGCAATGCTACGAGAGATTCAAAGCGGCATGCAGTTTCCCGAAGGTCGCTTCGTTGAAACAATTGATGAGGAAGCTCTGCGACTACAAAGAGAAGCAGAGAACCCTCCAATTCCACCAGAAGTTCAAATTGAGCAAGAGAAACTTGCTGCTCAACAAGCTGGTAAAGAAGCTGATATCGAAGTTGCTTTAATGAAGATCGAAATTGAAAAAGCGGAGAAAGATGCTCGCTTGCAATTAGATATGATTGATTCAGAGCGAAAGCATTATCGTGAAATGATCAAGATTGAAGCAATGACAGAAGCATCAAGTAACCAGGCGCTGCTAAATCTGGAAAGCAAAGCTGCCACTGTGCAGCAACAACTTCAAGTCAAGCTTGCAGAAATTCAGAGTAAGCGAGACATAGCAGCTGGCAAGATGTTAGAGGATGAAGAAACTAATCGACAGCTTGCCGATGCAAAACAGCTAGAAGCTCAAGCGAAAGCTAAGGATGCTGACACTAAAGCATCTGAACTGAGAAACAAAATAGCTGGAACAATTGAAAGAGGTATTTAATGAATAATGCCCCTGACATTCTTCACGCACTGAGGATAAAACTTTCTGAACTTGAGAGTGAAATTTTATCACCAGTAGTGAACGATGAAGCATGTCGAATCAAACGCCATCAGCACTTTGTGTTGAGTCGCGTTATCGAACTTGTCGAGAACCCGCACGGCGAATCAATTGATTTGACTTTTTAGGACGGCTTGCGCCTTCCCCAACCACCTCTGTTGAGGCAAACCTGTTGCTCTATATCGGACCAACAGGAAGGACTGTTTTGAAATCATGACTGAACAAGTTGATGTTACAGATAATAATGAGAGTGCAGCCTCTGATATTGATGATTACGATGCTGAGTGGGCAAAAGAAGATAAGGATACTTCTTCTTTGCCTTCAGATATTAAAGTCGTTGAAGACGCTCCACCTACTATTGTCGATGAAAAAGCTGCTGAACCTGATACCGCAAAAGGCGAAGCAGAGCCCGAAGCTCAAGAAGAAGTTTCCCCGGAAACATCCGAAGAATCCTCTGCGGAGAGTGAGTCTTCCGATGACATATGGGCTAACGCTCCTGTTGAGCTGAAGGAAGCCTACGAGAAGGCTCATAATGATTTTAAAGCAATGAAAGGTAGGCATAAAAACGCAGAGCAACGCGCAGCCGCCCTCCAAAAGGAATTTGACAAAGTGAACAACCAGCTTGGTGAGGCAACTCGCAAGAAAGGTGTTTACGAGACTGAGCACCCTGAGCTTTTTAATGAAGTGAAGGATTTGATGGAATCTCGATTACCTCACGCTCAATCTGCTGAGATAGATCAGGAACAAAATGAAGATCTGCAGGTTGTTTTTAAAGTTCACCCTGACGCTTCTGATATTTTGACTTCATCTGATTGGGAGACTTTCAAGTCTAACTTCACTGTCGAACAGCAAACTAAATTTGATTCTCCTGACCCCTATGAATTTATCGATTTGATGGCTGAGTATAAGCAAGAACGAAAAATTGCCGAGATAAAATCTTCTTTTGAAGATGAATCTGCCAGGCGAAAGGCTGTTCTTGAAGAAGCCTCACCAGCAGTGGGTAAAGCGTCTAAGCCAAATCCAGAAAAGACAAATATGTCTGTGGAGGATGCTTATGACGCAGAGTGGGCAAAAGAGGATTAGTGTTTAACCTCAACTAGGAAGGAATTCGTAATGGCTAATAATTACGGTGACATTTCGGGTCAACAGGCCGCTCGCTATGAAAAGCAAGCATTGCGGCATGCTGAACCGATAGTTGTTTTGGGAAAAGGCGCAAAGCTGACTGTGCAACCAAAAAAGAGCACAGACAGCGTTAAATGGCGCAGAGTTGTCCCTTATGCAGCTGCAACCACAGCCCTCACTGAAGGAACTGCCCCTTCTGGGACAGATTTCAGATATGAGGAAGTGACGGGAACGCTGCTTCAATACGGGGGCTATACGCCTCTGACCGATAAGCTTGTAGATATGCACGAGGCTCCAATTCTCGATGACATCAACAAGCAGAACGCTGAACAAGCGGCTCGTACCAAAGAAGCTCTTTTATGGGCTGTATTGGGCGCTGCCACAAATGTTCAGTATGCAAACGGAGAGTCAGCGCTCACAGGTGTTGATTCTGCTCTAGATTATGGTGAACAAGCACTCGCTGTGAGAACTCTTTCTCGCAACAAGGCGAAGCAATTCACCCAAATCTTGAGTGGTGGTGTGAAGATTAACACTACTCCAATCGAAGCGGCTTATTTGGCCTTCTGTCACACAGATGTGAAAGATGACATTCGTTCAATGTCTGGTTTCACCCCTGTGGCGCAGTATGGTTCCATGAAGCCTGTTTCTCCACACGAATTTGGATCAGTTAACGATGTTCGTTACATCGCTTCTCCTGACCTTAGTTCAACAATCGACGCGGGTGAGTTACTGAGTGCTACAGCAGGAAATATTTCTGAAGGCGGCACTCGCGCAGATGTGTACACAACTATTTATTGCGGTATGGACGCTTATGGTCAAATTGCTTTGGCCGGCAAAGGTGCCTTTAGCCCGATAGTTAGAATGGTAGGTACACCATCTTCTTCTGACCCACTGGGACAGACAGGTTCAATGGGCTGGAAAACTTGGTCCGATGAACTGATTCTGAACCAAAGTTGGATCGTGGCTGTGAAACACACAGTACGCTCTGCAATTTCTTAATTTTAATCAGCACTGGGGGAGCATTTGCTCCCTCACTGCTTTTTAGTAGGTGAAAAATGAATAGTAAAGTTTCTCTCAATCAGACAAACATTTTCGATGCGGGTACTGACCAAATTCTTGAATTCGCTCAAACAACTGCTGGCTTGAAATTCGATGAAGGTGCGGGGAGAGATTACATTATCTCTCAAATATTTGAAGCACTGGAGTGGGATGCCTATAAGCCCGAAGATAATGCCACACATGTGGTTGTTAATCTTCCCCTCACCAAAGATGACAAACAGCCCTATGTGGGTGGCCTTAATGGAAACATGTTCACCATTAAACGTGGAGAAGATGTAGAGGTACCAATAGGCTATTACAACACCATGATTGAAGCTGCTTCGAAGCGATTTCGCATTGAAAACGTGGGGCAACTCGGTGAGACACAGGAGGGAGGTCCAGCTCATAGAAGGATTCCTCTTGGAGCTCTCGAAATGCGTGTGGTGAAGTTCTTAAATAAAGGCGCAAAGCCTTTAAAGAAAAAAACGAAAGTCAAAAAAGAAACTGTTGAAGAAGGTGAATGAGCATGGACTATCTCGGACTCACAAACAAGTTTCTGATTGAAACGGGTGTGTCAGATCAAGTCGCTACTTTAGTTGACGCTTACGATGACGTTGCACAAGCAGCAAACTGGATTGACACTGCGTGGAACGAGATTCAAATTTCTAGAAGGTGGGCTTTCCGCTTTGCTGAAAAAACATTTTCAGTTACCAATGGAACAACCAGCTACACTAATAATGCACTTGGGTTAGCTGATGGTGATATGGTAATTCCTAATAGTTTTTATAATGCTAATGGTGCTATTGAACATATCACTTATAAGGAATTGCGAGATAAGCGAAGAGCTGCTTCAACAACTCAAGACACATCTCGTGTTTATCACATCGCTACTGAGGTAGGTAAATTAGAAACTTATCCTGATGTTGATACAACACAATCGATCACTTTTGATTACCTCAAAGGCATTCAAACTCTAGTAACCAATGCTGATGTTCCTTATGGGTTACCTTCGGATTACCACATGATGATCGTTCATAGTGCAATTGCTAAGTATGGAGTTTTAATCGGTGGTAATGAGGGTGCAAACTTGTACAACATGCATGGCCCTCGTTACAGAAAGTATTTCAATGACTTTGTCCAACTGAATAATAAAGATTCAGAAGAAGACACAACTCCCGCTCGCGGCACACTTCTAGCTTAACCAAATGAGGTGACTCATGGCATCAAGGCACTTTCCTCTCAGAGGAGGCTTAAACCTGTCTGCGTCACCGCTAGAGGTTTGGCCTGGCGCTTTAAGGGACAGTAGTAACTATTTTGAAAGCACAAAAGGTGGGTATGAGCGGATTGCTGGGTATGAAAGATTTGATGGTAGAAGTAAGCCGTCGGATGCTACCTACTATGCCTTAACTTTTGACAATTGGGATAATCATAATACCGATATCGTTGCAGGAACAACAATCACTGTTGATAGCACGCTTACGTTTTACATTATGGCAATTGACACGAGCACTTCAGATACTCTGCTGGCTTATGCGACTGCTTTAGTGGGAACGATTGCAGATCCGTATGTTGCTCTTGATTGGGATGGAGCTTCTGATCTTACTAAAATCATTGAGAGAGGAGCTGCAACAGATTCTCTAGACGAAACTTACATAGAGGATGCTTGGGATTATTACAGAACTCAAATTTTAGAAGTAGGTGGAACCTCTTCTGCTCCGGCGGGAGTCTTGCAAATTAATGACACAGTTGTTGCTTTCAAAAATGACGCTTCTAATAATCCCAAAGTTTATAAAGCAACAGCTAGTGGATGGGATGAAGGAAGGATTGGCAGAGTTGTAGAGATAAGTTCAATTACTTCTGGTCCTGTGCTTACAAACGAAACAATTGACAGTACTAAATACACTGTCATGGCAGTTTGTAAGTGGTATGACCCCGTTACCTTTCTTGAAGATACAGCGAAGAAGTGGCTAGTCATTAGACCAAATACTTCTTCTGATGCACCTTCAACAGGGTCCAATTCCTCATCAGGCGGTGCCTCCTTTACCATTGATAGTGTGATTCAGCCAATATCTTCATTTGGGGATTACATTGATTACAGCAACCACAATTTTCTTTCGCACCCTGACAGCCTTGCTGCTTTTATTGCTGATGGCAAGAATGTACCAATGACTTACAGCCAGCAGCATCATGTTTTGCTGCCGATAGCCCCCGATTTCAACACTCTGTCGGATACGAAAGCAACGCACATTGCAGTTCACAATGAAAAACTCATGTGGTCTACAGGTAGCGGAACATTCAATATTTCTGAGCCGGGGCTCCCCTTTAATTATTCTGGCTCTTACGGTGCTGCGAATATTGGTGTAGGTGATTTTATTACGGCTATGCAAAGTGCTGATAGTGAGCACATGATTGTTTACACCAAGAAAGGTGCGCGAAAGTTAACTGGTACAGATAATACTAATTGGGCCTTTTATGATGCTGCATCTAACGTAGGCTCGCAGCCACGAGGCGTGCAGAAACTTGATGATATTTATGCGCTTTCTACACGCGGAGTAGGTTCTTTAATTAGGACGGAAACTTCTGGTGGTTATGCGGGTGGTTCAGTAAGCACTCATGTTCAAGAAAGAATTGCGGATCTTGGAAGTAAATTAAATTGTTGCACCACACTTAGCACTAAAGAACAGATTCGTTGGTATTTCAACGACAAAAGTTTTTTGATGATGACGGTCCTGCCTTCCGGTAACACAGCCATGACTGCGGGAACTTCATTTAGCTTCACCATTGGCGAGTATGCTCTTGAAGTAAAAAACGTAAGCACAGAAGTTTGGTCAGATGGTAGAGAGAGAACATTCTTTACTAGCTCTACTGGTCATGTTTATGAAGCTGATGTTGGATCAAATTTCGATGGAAGCACAATCTATTCTTACCTTGAGCTTCACTCGAATCATTTGCAATCGCCTGGCATGAATAAATCCTATAAAAAGCTTTTCTTTGAAGCTGAAGGTACAAACCCAGTGACGTTATCGCTGGAGTACAAAACCAATTATGGTGCAAAAGTTTATGAAGCTAAGAGTATGACGGTTGAAGGCGGTAGATTTATTTACGATGTTGGTAAGTGGGATGAAGCTCGTTTTGACCAGGCAGGTAGGGCGAGAACCAATGCGTCACTTAAAGGCTATGGCTTCAGCATTGGTTTAACAATCGATAACGATTCTAAATATGTTCTGCCATACAAATTAACTGGCTACACAATAGACTTCGAAATGCTCGGAAGAGCGAGGAAATGATATGGCTAATCTTTTTGATGCGCTGAAGACTTATCGGCCACGACGAGTTATTCAATCCGATGACTTTAACGATTTGTCAGGTGCTATAAAAGCTAGTTTCCAAAAATTAGGTGATGCACCAGCATCGGGCGAAAATGGTGTTTCTACAGCTTTTACCGTTGGAACGCCTACGTTAACGAATCATGCGACAACCAAAACCTATGTTGATGGAATTCTGGGATCGGCAACCAATGCAGCTACTAGTGCAACCAATGCGGCCACCAGCGCCACCAATGCGGAAACAGCCAAGACGGCGGCTGAGACAGCGAAGACAGGCGCGGAGACAGCTCAGGCTGCTAGTGAGACTGCAAAAACGGGAGCGGAAACTGCTCAAGCTGCTAGTGAGACTGCAAAGACAGGCGCTGAGACAGCAAAAACAGGTGCTGAGACAGCGAAGACAGGCGCTGAGACTGCGAAGGCTGGCGCGGAGACTGCAGAAACTGGAGCCGAAACAGCCAAGACGGCGGCTGAGACAGCGAAGGCTGGGGCCGAAACAGCGGAGACAAATGCGAGCTCTTCAGCTACTGCATCGGCTTCAAGCGCTACTGCATCGGCTTCAAGCGCAGCAGCAGCAGCGGCTAGCTATGATGCATTCGATGATAGATACCTTGGAAGCAAGACATCTGACCCCGCAACGGACAATGACGGAAATGCCTTAGTCACTGGTTCTCTTTTTTACAACAGTAGCACTAACCTAATGCGGGTATATGGTGGGTCTTCTTGGTCTAATGTTGCTCCAACAGCGACTTCAGTTACCATCTCTCAGATATCAGATTTTCCAACTCAGACAGACAATGCTGGCAAATATTTAAAGACAGATGGGTCAGCGACAAGCTGGGGAACGGTGTCTTCCGGTTCGAGCGCTTCTGGGTTCGCTGAAGCAGATACTTCTGCAACAAACTACAGCGTTACTAATGCTTATGAAGTTCTTCCTAGTGACACCACTTTGAGTGGCACATGGGAACTTTTTAGTGACAACATCCTTCATGTTGTTGAGCCAACATCAATAAACAGTACAGGTGACAATTTTACAGAGGCATCACAGACTCTGACAGGTTCCCACGTTTTTTATAAAACAGGAACGCTAGCAACTTATGCCACTCTTACGGTTAGCAGCGGTGTAATTTTACAAGGAGTAGGTGAGGCACCAGCACCGGGAGAGAGCAGCAGCGGTACTGTTGATACCTTCCGTTCCTACGGTGAACTCCTCTACTTCGCGAATGCAGCTTAATTTTAAAAGGTACTTACGATGGTAGCTTCAATTAATAACACGACTTTGGCTCCAACATCTGCAGTCAAAATTTACACCAACAGTGGTGATAATGATGTGATTGCAACTCTTGATCTTGTCTCACAGACAGCAACTAAAAATCCAAAGGTTAATGTTGCTTATTCATCTAATGCAGAACACACAATGAATGGTTCTTATAACGCTTCGTGGGAGCTAAGTAATAGTGTGGGTGCGGATGCTTGCCCAATAAGCCTAAGTACAGAAACTACGACTAAGGGTAAGACACCCTATGGTATTAGTGTCACAGACGGTACTCTAGGAGTGATGACTAGTATAAATAATTCTTCTTCCGATACAGACAGTATAAAAAACAACCAATTCCTTGACCCTTATTTTCTCATTTCGCCCACAAGCTACAACAGCGCTTTCACTACACCAATTTTTGCTAAGAAGTACAGCAGCAGCACTGATATCTGGAAAGATTTTAGAGAACCGATGGAAGATTCAACCATGGAACTGCTTTTCGGGGTAAATGGTGGCGCGGCTAGTTACCAGACAGG